CAATATTGAGTTACATCTCTACCATCAAAGAATGCATATAATTGAGTAGATGGTTTAACTCGTTTTGCAACAAATTCAACATTACGAGATCTCATAAATCCAATAAGGTCTCTACTTACAAGTCTATCTCCTTGTGAAGTTCTATCAAACTGTTCTGTAATTACTCTACGTGTGCCTTGTCTTGTTTCATTACCAACTACTCTTTGCATCTGTGTAGTCAATATCTGCCGCATGTTTCGCCTTCCAGGACGGGAACCTGGAGCCCACCGTTGAATGAAAGATTGAACATCCATTCTTGTGGTTTCTATTTCTCCAGACCAATTTTGTTCCCATGAATCCCAAACAACAGATCCAAATCCACTTTGTGGATTCCCCCCAAACTGGTCAGTAAATTCTGCAACAGTTTGTGCAAAATCACCTTCCATATTAATAACATTTGCTTCTAACCTTCTGGTATCTAACCAGTTATCAGATGCTGGTGTAAGATCAAGAGTTCCTTTCCAGAAAGATATCATGAAAGGAGTTACAGATTCACTTCGAGTTCCAAATGTTTGCTTTAACCACTGCACTTCATTATAATTGAGAGTTATTATATCTCCTGTTCTTTTAATATTAGTTCCTTGAGGATTAATATATCTTTTATCAGAATTAGCATTTATTCCTTCTACAGGACCTAATTCTAAATCAACTGCAGTAGTATAATGGTTGGGTCGTAAAATTTGATTTGATACATCTACACTATTCTTATATCCAACAAGAGTTGTTTGTGAAAGAAAATTAGTAAAGTTGTCAACAAAAAATCCAGCTTTGAATTTATTAAAACCTGCAGAATCAGGAACAAATAAACTAGCAGTATTTGCTTCTAATAAAGAAAGAGAAGTATAATATTCCAAAGATGAAATTCTCTTTTCAAGTCGGTTAATATCCGACATTTTATATCTCTTATAGTCTAAGAAACTTATAGAAATATCATTAATATTATAAAGATATGGAGGTATTGTTACAGTCGAAATCTTTAATGCATCATCAACTCCTACGGGTTGTGTTGGAGAAACAGCAGGAGTACCGTATTTAACTTGGAAATTACCATCTTTGGTGATATAGATGGCATCCATTCTTCCAAGATAATAGGAAAAATCAGTTAAGATTGTTTCATCCGATGCTAAAATATTTGCAGCAGAATTACCAGCTGCATTAAATTCTCTTCCAAAAAATTCAAGAGGAGATCTTACATCTTCAGCAACCACATAATCAGAAACTCTAGGTCTAATATCAATTAAATCAGTATTTCTAAGACCATTTACTGTAGGAATTTCAGTGGTGTAATTAAATGTATCATAAGAATTTTTAGTTGTAATATCACCATCATCAGTTGATTGATAATACCCATTTGAGAAATATATTTTTAATTGTCTAGTAGGTGCATCCGAATCAGAGTTTCTTTGAATAGAAGGATATCCATAAAAAGATTGATTTTGACCATTTTGAGAAGTAAAATTAGGAGATATATTAATACTTGTAAAATCTAAGGTAACAATTTTTCCTTCAATTTTAGATTCTTCAAAAGAAACCACTTCATTCTCTTTAAACTTAATATCATTTTGACTAATAATAGAAATTTTACTATCAGAAACTATTTCAGCAACAATAGCACATGCATTAGTAGATTTTCCTTTAATTTTTTCACCTACTATCAAATCAGAAGTTTTTCCTGTAGGTCCTGTTAATGATGAGAAAGTGATTGTAGGAGCAGATGCTTCTGAAGTATTAATAGATTCAAAAATAGCCTCAACATTTATCAAATCTGCAACATTTAGAGATATATCTAAATCTTGAACTCTTGTACCATATGGATAATTTCCAGAAGTCAAACCATCATTAAGAGTGGTTGAACCAATACCAGATGCAGAATCAATAGATTTATCTACTACAATACTATTAACTCTATTTCTAATCTTCTCCTTTGCTTTAGGTTTTTGCTTTTTCAGTGTTGTAATGAGAGTAGCATCATCAATACCATCACTTAAACCTTCAATTTGCAATCTAGTAGAACCCGAAGTTATTTTAACTCTATCTTCTGTTAAAAGTTCAGTAGTACCATCACCTTTTATTAAAGTATACCTTTCTGGTTTAAATGGTAAAAATGTTTCATTTGTACCAGATGCAACCTGCTCTGAAAGTTGACCCCCGTTAATAAGAACACTTTGTGTTTTTCTTATTCTGATAGTTCCATCAGTTAAATCAACATTAGATATATTGGGATTTGGTAGTATAGTATAGAAAGAATTATCATCAGAATCTTGTAAATCTGTACCAACAAGTGTTAAATCAGAGACTTGAGTAGTAACAGCAGGTAATTTACCATCAGATACACCAGTAACAGTACTAACACCTGTTACAACAACATGAGTTGTACCTACACTGACAACAGATGCCATAATTGGTTCATTAAATTCACTAGTCTGTGATGGACTAAATTTCAGAATATTTCCAACTTTAATATTTCCTGGAAATATTGGGTTAGTACTTCTTATTGAACTAATAGTTCCACTAGGATAACCAGAAAGACTAGAATCCCATGCAGTTGGTGAAAGGGTTGCAATACCAATAACAGTAGTATTTGTCTGAACAGTGTCTGCAGAGAAGGTCTGTGCAGCACCAACTGTATTCATACTAGGCCCATTAGTATTTCCAAATACAGATTTAATATCAGAAATACCAAAAGCAGTTACTGCAATAGCAATTCTTGCATTTTCTTCACCATCAATTATGAAATTCTCATTTTTTATAAAATCTCCTTCTACTTCATATAAAGATAATGCAGTGCTACTAGTTACAGCATCTTTCAAAAATGCAGTAGCTCCACTATTTTTTCCTTTAATATGAGTAGGAACAGTTAATGTTATATTTTCATTTAATGTAATTTCAGTAACTGTTTGAATATCATATAATTTTAAATCCCATTCATTAACATTAGAGTTGGCTCTATCATATGACCCAGAATTTAAATCCGCATCATACACCCTAGCAACACCAATTTCTTTACCTGCAGGTAGTGTAGCAGCAGCACCTACTCTTTTATTTCTTAAACTTACGATATAAGTATTACCAATACCAATCTGAGGTGATCCATAAAATCTATTTAATTTTAAAGTAGCTCCTGTGTTAAATTCCAGTGCTTGTCCTTCTACAAGTTGAGTAGTTCTTGGTTTAGGACAATCCAAATAGGTTGGAGTAACAGTTTCTATATCATATCCCTTTACAAATGCCCTACCAGGTGAGACTTGATATAATGCAAGACTCTCTGAAGGAGATTTGCCACTAGGTGTTACTTGATTACTATTGTATATTCCATTATTACCTTGATAATCATTTAAAGATTCTTTTGGTTTAGTTATAAATTCCTTTACATAATAATCTCCCGATTCTGCATAAGTTCTTCTAGCTAATTCGTCTGCAATATGTTGATACTCAGTAGTTTCTTTTTTAGATTTTATTACTCCATTATCAACACTTGCAAGTTCAATAAAATTATTATCATCAAAATCATCTATGGACTTTTTAACTAATGATGTTGTTATTCTAAGTCTATCAGCACCAGGTGCAGAAAAATTAGTAAATCCTCTTGCATTATCATTTAATTGAGGATTAATATCTGCATTAATTATTTGTTCAGTAAGAAAAAGTCCTACCCTATAACTAGGAGAACTAGAATATTGACTCAGAATAATAGATTGATCACTTACATTTACAAATTGTCCTTTTGCAAAATAAATTCCTTGAGCAACTGAAAATGCAGACCCTGATGAAATTGCATCTGATGATAATGTTGCTCCCCATGCCTCTCCAGAAGCAATAACAGTATTAGCAGATATGATATCCTTATCAACACTCAATAATTCATCATCTAAAAATTTAGAACCAGCATTATCTGAGGTACTAGAACCAACATAATTTATGTAAAGAGTAGTATTTCCTTTTTCTGAATTTCTTCCTAAAACAATTTTGTCTACAACTGCTGTTACACCTGAAGTCAATCCAGTAATGGTTGATCCTCTTACTTGATTAATATAATCACTTAAAGGAATACCCAAGTATACATTTTCTAATTGAACACAATCATAAGGATTTATATAAGTTGTATTACCAGGAACTATCTTCGCACCTTCTTTAAAGAAGTGTTGACCAAATTTCTCAATCTGATTTTGTAAGATTGATTGGAGATTATTTAGCTCTCTTGCTTGTACTGGATAAGCAGGTTTAAATAATACCTTATAATAGTCATTATTTGCACTAAAGTCATCAAAATAAGGTGCGACGTTTAGATTGGTTTCCTGTGGCATGATTCTTTAGAATTGCAAAATGACTTTAATATCTTCTTTTTGATTGGTAGACCTAGTAATCGAAGGTCTATTATCAACGTAAATAATATTTCCAGAATATTTTCTAACTTCTGGATTTGCCACTCCTTTTGTGAATGACTGTCCAAGATAATAGGTTTTACTATTTATTACAGTAGATATACCTGTAAATGAACTATGAATCCCTAAAGTAACGGATCCACCAGTAATATTTAACGATCCTTGATTGGTAGTAATGTTGTTAGTAAATCTATTTAATTTAAATCCATACTCAGGAGATGTATTAGCAGTACCGTTGGTATTAAATCCAGCAGTAGTTCTATCTTGCCAATACTTCAAAACTTGAGTATTTTGATCATAAGAAATAACTCTACCTACTGCAGTAGATCCAATTCCAATAGTTTGAGTAACAAAATCATCAGCAGTAAATGTAGCATTACTAGCTCCTACTCCTGTGAGTTTCA